TCATAGCAAAAGATGGAAAAATAGAGTTTTGGATATTAGACTTAGCAAAGTACGAAAGCTCACCTGATAAGAAAGCAAAGTTAAGACAGCTTGTATATTGTGGTAGTGAGTAGTGATCCTGCCCTATTGATTTAATTTCATAGCAGTACAACTGCTCATAGTCAGTGTTAGCTATATGGTATGGTTTAATCTCTTGTATGCCTATCCTCCTGGACCAATCATCACAAATAAAATACATCTTCTTATCTGCACTTACTCTTACTTTTTCAGGAGATACATTCTCTATCCTAGTAATCTTTTTGCCTTGGCCATAGCATATCTTAAAGTACACCCTATTGTGGATGATGAGCTGCTTAGTCACTGCCTTTACAATATGCTTTAGATTAATTTTCCTTTCAAAAGTATAAAGCTCTAATTTTTCAACAGTAGTTAGTAGATCAGTTTTAAGTGCAAAGCCACCACCTATCACTGCATTTGTTTTGAAGTCTACTATGGCACCATGTAAGGGGCTAGCGTAGTACATTTGGTTAAGCATACTAGGGTAGAGATTCTCAGCTCCAAAATTAATCCACATATTAGCACTGTACCTACTATCTACATAAGGGAGTGTAAGATTGCCAGGGCCAACAGGCATAAATGGGGTGCTAAAGGATTGATATCCTTCCACCACTTCAGGAGCTGTGCTCTCTTTCTTAAAAAAGTTACTATACCATGCCATAATTAATCGTATATTGAAGTTCCTACAGGCCCACTTACCACCATTCTACCCTCTTCTATCACTACTCCTGTGGATTGTGCAATAGTTAATGGTAGTACATAGGGTACTGAGCTCTGATAAACTTGGTAAATAAATTGCCCCTGCTTTAAAATAATATCTACAGGCTCATTAAGTACAAAAAGATTGTACCGTTCAGGCCATAAGCTAGTATCTGCAGTAGTAAATAACTGAGGCACACTAGCAGTATTCATTTCATTAGTGAACGCAAATAGATAATGAGGGGTGGGTACAGTTGTGACCTCTGTTAAGGTTAGCACTACCTGGTTAATCACTCCCTGCTCAATGTATATCATAACTATATTATATGATGTAAGGCAAATGTTTAGAAATAAAAAAAGCCCCACAATATGCAGGGCTAATTTTAGAGAGGCAGTAGATTAAACTAAACCTAAAGCAGTGTAAGCTGCAAGGCCACCTGTAAGATTTACTTCTAGGGCCAACTGCTCATTTTCAGAAACAGTGGTAACGGTGTACTTAGAACCATCAGCTCTGGCTGTGCCTGAACCCTCACCTGTAGCAGTAAGTTGCATGAAAGGGAAGTACCAATATTTGCCATTAGCATCTAATACTACAGCTGATAAATACTGCTGTCCTGATCCTAAAATTTTAAGAGCATTAGACTTAGCCATCTCACGTCTGTGGAATACTAGGTTAATAGTTTGTGTTACAAAAGTAGAGCCATTGATAAGATCAGCAGCAGTCTCTTCTGTATAGTTTGATGTGTTTCTGCGAATAAAAAAGCTAGTGAATTGTGTAGCAGGTGCAGCAGGTGATAAAGTAATAGCTGTAACTTCGTAATCAGGGTAAGTTGTGTTAGTAGTTACTACATCAATACTATCCTGAGGTACATACCACACCTGGTAAATTCCCCCACTGTTATTGTCGCAAGATTTTTGGATCGACTCTAGGGCCGTGCATAAATTGGGCATGTGTTTAAGTTTTATATAAAGGGGGTTGCCCCCCTCTATGAATTAATATTAAGATCCGAAAACGATATCTGTAGGGTTAACATAGTTAAATCCTACTTTCATATTTGCACGAGTTCTTAAGTAAGGCTCAGCAACAGTATCAGATAAGTTAACCGCTCTCAAGTCAGATGGGTCAGACTCAGCATCAAACAAATAGATAAGATTATCTTTCAATGTGATAACCAAAGTGTCATTAGACATACCTGGACAAAGAACTATTTTAATTCCTAAGTAAGTAAGAGCTAGATCTTGAGTGATATAAGCATTAGTGTTACCTGAAGCTACACCTAAACGGTAGATATTAACTAATTGAGTTGGTAAGTAGATACGTAAATCAGCAGTACGAGATGCAATGTTAGCAGGTACTAAAGCAAATGCAGCCTCTAAGTCAGTTAATAACTGAGCAAAAGTAGGAGCTGGTGTCATAGCGTAAGGGATAACAGCAATATCACCTGCAAGTTGTACCTCATAACCATCGCATAAAGAAAGTGGGTTAGCAGGAAGTAAAGAGCTATCACCTTGCCATCTCAATGATTCAATAGATCCATTGATAGAGTTAGCCATCTCACTCCAGTAGAAGTTCATAAAGTTAGCTACAGTGAAATCACCGTTTGAACCTTGAGCCATTTGTAAAGATACAAAAGACTGCTCTAATTCAAACTGACAAATCTGAGCCATTGCAGATAGAGCACATACACTCATAATCTTTGCAGATAAAGTATCTGTAGGTGCAGTAAAAGCACAGTTAGAAGGCTGTAGGATGTCACCAAAAGTAACAGCTCCTAGAGCTACTTCAAATTTCACTGATGGTAAAGTACGAAAGTTATCTACGATATCAGATGATCCTAAATAAGCCTGTGCATAGAATGCCTCAGCATTAGGTGTTAATTGAGCATTAGCTCCATTGTTTAAGTCAAATCTTAGTTTTCTCATTTTGTTGTTATTTGTTATTGTTAAATTTAATAAAGTTACTTAGTCTTTGTTGTACGCTTAAAGCTACAACCTCTTCTACCACATCCTCTTCACTATCTACAGCTAGAGCCTCTTCTAATTGGGCTTTAAGATCTGCTATCATAGCTACTATGTTATTCACTTCTGCATCTAATGCAGGCTTAACTATTGCTAGTATTGCCTCAGCATCTAATACAGGATCTACAGCCATAGTCTCTTCCTCTACTACTTCCTCCTCTTCTACTACTGTATCTTCTAGGGCTACCTCTTCTGTGGTCTCCTCTAGTTCAACATCACGTATCTCAATAATCTCACCGCCTTTTACAACATAGATCTTATCCTCAATAGTGTGTTCTCCATCAGGTAATTTGTTCATATTTATATCTGTTTTTAATTGTGTTACCTCTTTTAATTTCATACCTAAGTATCCCTCTATTGAGAATCCTACCTGATCATTATCTACTAGATGGTTATAGTACTCTACATCAGTTACCTGTGCTGTTACCATTAGTGTACCTGTAGGTACCTCTATACCAAAACTAGAATATGCTTTATCTTTAGTAGGGTTATCTACTATCCATGCCTCAAGTACATAAGCTGGAACCGTCTCAGTAGTATCATGCTCTAGATTAAACAGGTCCTTATTAGACATGTCTTTCATAAACTTAGAATGGATTTTCTCTATCTCTTCCTTAGTAAACTTAACATAGTACTCTTTGCCATCCTCATCATCTTTACGATAGATCTCCATAGGTATAAGAGCAGGTGCTACTATTCTATATTTTACAGCATCCTTAAACACCATAGGCTTAACCTGAGAATTGAAAGCCATCCCCATTACTTTGATAGCAGGAGTGGATGTAAAAGCTATTTGTTCTATCCCTAAATCCTCCCCATTTTCAGAGTATTCAGGATCTATAGTAATTTTGTAAATAGGTAAATTATCTTTTGCCATACCTATATTATATTATTTGTATATTTGTAAAAAAAATTAACTATGATAACTATTTTAGGTAGGGAGATCCCTAACAGATTAGATGAGCTAACCATCGAACAGTTTGAGAATATCACTGAGCTTAGCAATAACAAAGAGATAGATCCTATCGACAGGCATCTGCAGATATTCGCTAGCTTAGGCATCCCTGAAAAGGAGTTCTTTGATTATGATGTGGCTGATTTTATTGATCTTGTTAAAGAATTTAATTCAGCACCAAAGATAGAGTATCCTACCATTGAAACATTAGAGGTGGAAGGGTATAACTATACAGCTAAAATGAAGTTAACAGTGCGAGATACTAAGCTCATTGAGAAGATAGCCATAAACAAGCCTAAAGGATACGTATCTGAGATAGCAGCTATCATGTTTAAGAGGGATGATCTTACACCTGCTGAACACTATGCAGATGCACACATCAAACATAAGGCTAACCTGTTTAAAAAACTTACAGCAGATATAGCCATTCCGTACCTTATGTTTATTGCAACCAAAATTAATCATCAAGTAGATGCTGGACCAGACACCCCTACAGATATCCCTGCCGAAGCAGTGGAGTGATGTAACTGTAGAGCAGTTTATAGAGATAGCTAAAATAGATAAGAGCTTAGGGGCTTGGTATTATAATAGTGAGGTGCTGTATATTCTTACCGGTGAGGATATAGATGACATGGATATAGATGAGTGCACTAGGATAGTCTCTAAGTTTAAGTGGGCCCTATCACAACCATCCACTAAATATAAGCATGAGCTCTTAGGGATGCAAATCAAACCATTAGCGAAGCTGTGCCTATTTGAGTATATAGACTTAGACTATTACTTCACTGAAAATTATGTTTACAATATAGATAAGATATGTGCTATCCTGTTTAGGAAGTCTAAGCTCAATGAATGGGATGAGGTAATCTTAGAGCCTTATGAGTATGATATTAGTGCTAGAGCTGAGCTGTTCTTAGATCTACCCATCACAGATGTCTATGGTCTTATCAATGAGTTTCTAAAGTTTAGAGATAATTTTCTAAAGGTATATGCTAATCTATTTGGTGAGCAGGATGAGGAGCTAAGTGATGAGGAGAAAGCAAAGCTAACACCTGAAGAGAAAGCAGAGGAGGAGGATGAGAAAAAAAATAGTAAGTGGAGCTGGGAGAGGATGATATACGGGCTCACAAATAACGACATCACAAAGAGTGAAGCTGTAGGAGCCTTACCCCTTACCTATGTATTCAATATGCTAGGGATGAAAAAAGAATTAGACATCTAAGGGGAAGCCCTGGTTAAAGTCGGGTGGTGCAAAGAGTGCTTCAAATGTATATACTAGTTTTTGATTTTTTTCTAATACTGCTACAGCTTCTAGCAATGGATATGTTTTTAAAAGCCATTCAGTATACTGAGAATATATTTCAGCAGTGATACCTGCTTCTGCTAAGGCAATAGTAAATTGAGATACGAAATCTCTAGGGGCTATACTACCCCCATTAGGACCATAAGCATTAGCAGTTTGTGGCACCCCATTATTTAAAAAGATAAAGTAATAAGCTGCTACTATTTGTATCTCTAATTTTTCAAATCCTGTAATCTTTGCATTGATACGTATACTATTGACTAGAGTTCCCTCACTATACTCCCCTAATTCATTATCTACTATACGCTTAAGTAAAGCAGCCATCCTCCTACGGGTAGGATACAGCACATTAAATTCTCCATTTTTTGCGTATGCCATCTTAGTAAGTCATTAAATTTAGCCTTGTTATTGTAGTACTTTCTGTTAAAGTAGAATTTTGTACTGCTGCTATAAGGTAGTAAGGTGTGGCAAGTGTATAATTTATGTTAGTCATCGGTGCTGATGAAAGGTCTGTAGAAATACCATTAGTAGGTACGTAGCATTGAAGTGAGCTTATAGTGATATAAATATCTCTAGCCACCCTTTGCATAAGTCCTGATCCTGTCATGTTTGCACCTTGAGCTATCTGAGTAGCACCCACTAAAGTATTGGTAGTGTTAATATAGAATCTTATGTTACTTGTACCTGTGCCTCCTATCTTACGAACCTGTGCTCTTAGCTGTAATACTTTAGTAGCTACTAATGTGTTAGCAGGGATAAGGATAGATGCACTGATAGTATTAGTTGTAGAATTGTTTACTAATATCCCTGCATTATCTCCTACTGTTGTATATGGGCTAGAGCCACCACTAGCACCTGCAATTATCTGAGCTCCTGTGATAGTGTTATTAACTTCCACCCCACCTATGATAGAGGTGCAGTCTAGTAAATCAGTTGCCTGTAAGTTGCCTATATGTGCTGGAGCTGTTTGCCTCCAATTACCCCACCATCCCATAACTTATCTTGTTGTATTTTTCCATGCCTCAATAACATTGAGTGAATTTCTACTACCTCCTAAAGTTACTACTATATCCTCCATGTAGTTATTAGATCTACGAGCATCACCTCCTGCAGCTTCTAAGATATCAAACATTAAGCACTTAGATCTATTAATATCAACTCCATAGTATTCAGCTATGCCTATCAGTAGGCTAGTATTATCGTAACCTGTTACCCCTAAATTATCTGCTATTTCTTGTATTAAATTATTTGCCATAACTATATTAGATTAGTAAAGTAAAATGTTTAGATTGGCACAGCACAATCAGTCCAGTCATTAACTGTTAGTGTAATACTCATCTGATACCCTGCAGCATAATCTAGTAGATCATTATTAAGGGGTGAGAAGGTAGGCACTCCTACCACATCAAAGCTATAGTCAGTGCTATCCATATAGTAGATGTACAAATCATTAAGGATCTGTTGAGTATCACTAAGAATAGTTATGATGTTAGCTCTATCCTTTTGTATTATATCATAGCAGTAAATATCAAAGGTAAACTCAGTAGTATTTTCTGTAGGGATAACACCACTAGGTACGATATACACCAGGGGATACTTCTCATTTTGAGTAGCAAAGTTATATAACTGTTCTTTGAAATCACTACCCACCTTAAAGACTTGTTTATGAGCTGTATAGAATGCAATGATGTGGTTTGTTATGGCTTGTAGACTGTTCATAGTTCTGCATTTTTATTGATCATGTTTATTTTTTTCTGTACATTGGTTATCTGAGTTTCACTAACTACAGCTGTTACCATCATATTACCACCACCGCTAGAACTGCTCACACCTCCTGCACTTACTGTACTTGAATTGTTACCCTGTCCAAATAGTTGTGCAGCCTGTGGTATCATACTAGCAGTATTACCACCACCTGATGCACCACCTCCTCCACCACCACCGCCTGCTGATACAGGTGTAGATGGGGCTGTCAATAGTTGCTTAGCCTTAGCTATGTTAGTAGCTATCTGTATGATACCTGATGCAAATTGTGCAATACCTGCAGCACCTGCTGTTACACCATTCAATGCATTAGACTGTGATGCTGCTACCAAAGCACTAATAGCCTTAGCAGTATCTATACCTATCTGCACTAATGCACTTGCCTTGTTAAATTTGGCTAGCTTCTCCTGGTCTTTGATTAGCATCCCTCCTATATCAGTAATGCCTTTAGTAATATCATTAGCTAGGGTGAGCTTAGCATCCCTTTCAGCTGCTGCATCTTCTATCCTTTTGGTAGCTCCATCTTTCTCTATCTGAGTTAATGCAGTTTGATGATCTTCCTGTAGCTTCTGCAGTATCACTTGGTTACCATTAGCTAGCTCCTGCTCTGTAGCATACTTAGCATTAAGGGCTGCTATTTCTTTTTGCTGTTCAGTGGCTGTCATCTCAAAGTATAAAGCATTGGCTGCATCAGTCTTAGCTTTAGCTGCATCATCCTTAGCCTTTTGTCTCTTAGCATCCTCAGCTATCTCTAGTGCATTGTATATATCTAGCTTCTCCTGTAACTGCTCAGCTGTTAGCTTAGTATCTGCAATGGCAGCATCTCTTAACTTCTTATACTTATCAGCTTGGATAGCTAACTCTTTAGCCTCACCATCTACCATTCCCTCAAGTCTTAGGGCTATTAAACCTGCCATACTTTCTCTCTCATTTTGAGCTAATCGTAACTTATTAGCTTCTACCTTATCATCATTTTCTATTTTTTCTTGAGCATCATAGTAGGCCTGTAGTTTTAATTTCTCTGCTGCACTGTACTTAGTATTTTTTATTAAGTCTTCAGCTTGCCTGTCATATTTCTCAACGATCATAGCTTGCTCTTTCTCTATGCCATCCTTCATATTAGCTAGCTCCTGATCTTTATTTTTTCTTTTTATCTCAAGCTCATTAGCTGCATGATCTATTACTATTTTAGTAGTTTCTTTACTTCCCTTTACTTTATCTTTGTTAGCATCTGCATTACCTTTTTTCCTGTCATTAATTAATTCCTGCTCAAAAATTTTCAAATCATTTTCAAGATCTAATACTGACTTAGCTGCTGCTTTTTGTTTAGTATTATTATCAGTAATTATTTTGTTCTGCTCACCTAGCAATTTATTGTATGCCTTGAAATCTCCAAGCCTTTCACCTGTTGCATAAAGTTCAGCTAGGGTTAATTTATTTTTCTCAATAATTTGCATAGAAGTTGCGTAGGTTTCAGCTACTATACTTTTTTGGAATGCAATAGATGCTTTGAGCCTTGTACGTTCTAAGTCAGTTGTATCCTTACCTTGTGCTTTCATTAGGGCTATCTCTCTACCCATTGCATCATCTGCTAAATTAAAAGATTCTTGTGCCTTAGCAGAAGCTCTATTTTTTGCAGCCAATAGGGCATTGGTTTCATTGATAGCAGTATCTGATCTTTTACTAGCAGCAGCCCCTTCTTGCTTACGCTTAGCAGCTGCCTCATCTTCTGCATAATTTGTTATCCCTAAGAAATCACCAAACATTTTTAACCCATCTATGGCTGCATTGATAGGTATCATTAAATAATCTATAGCTACTTGTAGCACTCCTATCTTATCTAAGAAGAAACCAATAGCTACCACAATAGCTACCACTGCTGCCACTATTAAGAATAAAGGATTCATAAGTATCTGTACCCCTAACTTTACAAAGGCAGTCCCTAATGTACCTAGCATCGTAACAAAGCTACCCATCCCTTTTAGAATAGATGCAGGGTTAACTGTGGATAGAGTGGTAGCAAAGGTCTTAGCTTTAGTGGCTGCCTCTTCAAAGTCAAGGCTCATAATACTATCTTTGATACCTGCAAATCCATTGCTTACCTGCTCAAACTTAGAGCCTGTAGCAAATACATTCACTGCCTCATTAGCATCTGATATCTTATCCTTCAGCTCACCTGCTGCCATAGATAACCTAGCAATTTCTGCAGGATCTGTAGCATTGGCTATCTCACCTTTTAATTCTCTAAGCTCTGCTTTAATGGCACCTAGTCCTGAGACCTTTATAGGAATTTCTACTTCGTTCATTATGTATAGTATTTAATTTCGATTGTTGTATTTATTAAGTAGCCATCTATGTATCCTGTACCTATTTGTGAGGTGGTGATATATACCTCATTAGATGCACCTAAGTAAGTAGTGGATACTATCCCATCATAAAATACGTTATTAATCATAACGGTAAAAAATGGTACTATAATATCTCCTGGGTTATACCCATCTAAATATCCTACGTACTCACCCACATTTAAGCGTGTCCAGGTGATGCCTCCTATTGTATCATTAATCACCTGAGCTATAGGATCAATTATCCCTGCCTGTGTTAAGTTAGCAGTGTATACTAGTGGAGTAATACCTACAGGTACACCATTGAAAGTGGAAGCTCTGAGGTTATCACCTACTAACTCATTCTCACTCACTATATACCCATCACCTACCACCACTGATCTAGTGCCTCCTACTATTGTATTGCCTCTACCCACTACCTGAGCAGTAGCCTGGTTACCAAATACATTAGAGGTAATCATAGCAGTTGTATTGATACCACCCATGGCTAACATCTGCATGGCTCCTAGAGCTGCAGGAGGGTTAGGTATCACAGGTCCACCTGGTCCCATGAACGGGGTGAAGTTAATTTCATTATCTATGCTGATGAGCTCTACCCTTGTGAGCTTGTGGCTGTTAGCATCATAGTCTATTACCTTATTGATATTCCACCAACTATTATCTATCCTAATCTTATCATTTAATCTAAGAGCCTGTATATCATTTTCCTTTAAATTAAAGTTAGCTATGAGCATCTTACCGTTATTGATTTGGCCCATGGTCCTCCTCCAGTATCTGTTGTATAGATTGTTATCTGTTAGGTTGCTAGGTTGGTAGTAGTAGAAATCACATATAGCATAATTGATATCAAAGGTAGGGGTTAATGGATCATCGAAGTGGCCCACTAATGGGTAGCTAGTTAAGTTACTTTGCCCTACAGATCCATAGTCTAATATACTATACTGCCCACAAGTGGCAAGGGGTTGCCCTGCCTCAGTTTTATCGTATAGAATCCTTATGTTAGTTTGAGGTGATGCACCTGCTATCATAGGTACGAAAGCCCCGAACAAAGTTTTAATAACAGGAGTAGGGCTAAAGAGTAAGGGCTTAGTTTCTACATCCTTAACATACTCATTATCAAACACCACCTCTACCTGCCCATAGATATCACTAGTGGCATTGGTGTAAGTTACATTGGGTGCATCCTTATCAGGTGCATAAGTGAGTATTACTTTCTTTGCAGTTATCTCAGGTAAAAAAGATAGATTCTGTTCCTGGTCTTTAGCTAGCTTATCAGTCCAGTCTACCTCCACCCCACTATCATAGAAGTCATCCCTATTCTGCAGTAGCAGTTTGTTGGGTTGGGTGTTATCTACTGTAGCGTAAAGATTAAACATATTAAAGATAGACTTAATGAAGTCACTCTGCTTTATCTTCTTAGGCACGTAATCATTTACATCTATGATACCACCTATGGTATATACTGTAGATGATGGCACTATGCTTAGTTGTATAGAGTTAATCACTGCCCGTATAACTAACTGCCCCGATGCAGGCACAGGCCCTGATGGTGATATCCTTCTCCACCCTCTTATAGAATTTGTATTGCTAGATGTTATTAAATTATGCTGAGATACATTGATACCTAAAGTACCTGTATTAGCTGTAGTAACTGAAAGCCCACTAAGAGGTATAGTAACCTGAGCAGTTTGACTTAAGATAGTAGTGGTTAATGGAGCTATAGTAAGAGGACACTGTACAGCATTACCAGCATTGGTATAACCTGCAGGAGGTGTACTATTTACATATAGGTTACTAAAGGCAATATTTTGCCCTGATACCTGAACCCCTAACATTGGTTTATAAAATACAGGTGCAGCTACACCACCAACATTACCATATAAAACGCCTCCTGATGTATTAACTAATATAAGATCATAATTAATAGTAATACTATAATCATAGCTTTGACCATTAAGTGCACTGATATTAAATGGTATAGAGTACACACCTGTTACATCATTAAAGATACTTTGAGGATCTTCTAGCTCAGTCCATGCTGTGATGTTAATCTTAGTGGCAGGTGATTGTGTGCTACCAATGCTAGCAATATTAGAGAAACCTCCCCAGTTGTTAGCACCATTAATAGTAGTGGCTACTGTCTTCTCTGCTTTTACTAAATAATCTGCATAGTCAAAGTTATCTACCCCACCATTATAAGGAATAAAGAGCTTATCAAATCTATCGTATGCAATGGTAGGCCAATCATAAGTGAAGCCAGCATCAGCGAAGATTCTATCAAAGTATATCCTAGCAAATATAGCAGGCTTAAACTCCTGAGTGCTGTAGGTGTATGCACTATTAGAAGGTAGAAAATACTTGAAGCCATCTACTACTGTATTAGAAAATCTAGCTACTACATTCAATGCATCATAGGCATGGTTGAAATCTGAGAAGTCTATATCAGTTAGCTCCTTGTTAGCAATGGCTGTAAAAAAATCTGCCTTACTATCTTTGATAAGTACCTCATACTCTACATGCTCTTCATACCCATCAGTTAGCTGTGCCTTTAATACTGAGGTGAGCTGTATAGATACATCCTCCATGATAGGGATGCCATCCTGAATAACAGATCCTGTAGTAAGAGCATTGATATTGAAAGTGCCCTCAATGATATTAACATCATAGTAGTGATTCAATAGGTTGTTGTTATTCTTGCTACCTGTTAGCGTGATGGTCTTAGAGTAGTTGCCCTTCCTTTGGCTAACATCCCTTATATCTCCCACCTGAAAATTCAAGGGGAAGGCAGTACCCTCCTTAACATCTAAGTAGCCAGTGGCTAGTTGTATCCTTACCATCTTATGAGTTTACAATATTGTTATTAGCTAGCTTAACTACTATGCTCTGCTTAATTAGATTCTTATTTCTCTGCTTAAACTCTTCAAAGCTAGAGGTAACTATAGTGCAGCTTACATACTGTTCACTCTCAGGTAGCTCACAATCTGCATCATAGTTGCTGATCTTAATGTAGGTGTTAGGTGAGCTGATTAACTCAGTGAAGTATAGAGCCATGTCTTGGTTCATCCAGTCAGTGTTAAGTGAGATGGTAGTATCAGTAGCTATGTAAGTATTAGTCATACCTGTCTCAGTAGTTTGATATAGCCATCTATCTATCCCTGCAGTCTCAACGTATCCTGGTATATCCTTATTGAACTGTTCACGTGTTACCTCACCTGTAGTATATGCCCTACCTGTAAAAGCAAAGCTACCCCATGAGCCCATACGATCTAAGAATAAGATACTGTGCTCTACTGTTCTCACTCTTCTATCTAAGTTCACGTAGTATCTCCTAGAAGATTGCAAGCCATTCCTAAGATAGGTTACGTTATACCATTCAGTGGTAGGCTTAATCATTGGTAAGGCACCTGACACTACTGATAGTACACCATAGTTATTAGGGCCCATAGAGATACCACTAACATGATCTACTGCTGTTACATTCTTCTCAAATACATCACCATCACTTGTAACAAAATACAAAGAATCAGGAGGAGTAGGTGAGCCATTAGCTACAGCATTAAGCCATAGATCCTGGGATAAGGTAGCATAGAAGTTATTGTTAGGTAGGTTGGTTAGTAGTTTATCCTGGAAGCTGTTGAGCATATAATCATTATAGTCATAAGCAGGCCACTCTACCCATCTGATGGCTCCATTGAATACAAATTTGTTTAGTGCTGTTATGATATCCCTAGTCACTGTCTTACGACCATCTGCAAAAGTGATAGCACCTCCTAATCCTGCAGCAGTTACAGTAGCCCATGGTGAGCTTACTACTAGGAAGCCTACCCCTACAGATAGCACAGTGAAGAGTCCT